AAATATTTTTCTAAATTTTTTGGTTTTAATTGATCGCAATTTTCTGGTGTATAGACATGATAGCCAGCCTCACTTACTACAACTAAGTGTGGTTTCTTTCTTGTAGCTAAATAATAAAAAGCAACTTGTAATAAATGAGAAAACCATCCTAAATATTTTTCTTGCTTGTCATCTTCTGGACCCGCAATCTTTCTCATTGAAAAAGAATAGCTGCCATCTTTCTTTGGTCTGTTCTTAGATTTGTACTTGGTTTTTAATTCAATAAAATTGTAAGCGTCTTCAAAATCTACTCTCCCAATTACTGGCAGCTCACAATCTGGTAGATCTAAACTTACAGATCTTTCACATTCAATGTCTCCTTTTAATCCTACTGACTTGATTGCATCCTGGCAATTTTTCCAAGTGAGTGCAAAGCCTAATTTATTTTGTTCATGTTGGTTTTTATCTTTTTCATCTGCTGGTAAATAACTATTAAATAAATCTATTGCTTTATCAAAAATTTTTTTCTCTTCTGCTATTGGTTTTTTTACTAAGCCAGATCCTTTTTCATACTCCCAAATAAATTTGCCAAATTGTTTTTGACCCAGCTCTCCGATCCAGTTTCCGCATTTCATATTAGAATTAACTGGCAGCTTTCTTCTTTCTTCCTGGGTAAGATATAAATATTTATATCCCCATTGGTCTTCTTCTGTATTTATTTGGCTGGGACTATGATGGTTTAGTTTGTAGATCTTAACCCATTCTGGAAGTTTTTTTATTCCAGCTATCCAATCAGATAATGCTTTTTCTGCTGCGTCTTCTTTTGTAATCATAAATCAATAGAACAATTGATAAACAATATAGAACAAATTGCAAACAAATCTTGACAATTATGCACAATTCATGCACAAGTTGCAACTTTAGGTTTATTTTATAGTGATATTTAGTAGATCTGGGTCGTATCTTACTTTTAATGGAGTAGCTATTTCAATATCTTCTGGACCAATATCTGCGCATAAATCGTTAATAGGTGCATCTGTATAACTATTCACAATAGATAATCTTCCATTACCCTTTGCTTTTAATAAGGCAACTAATGGTTTGCATTCTTGGTTTGCATCATTTAATTTTTTTTGATTTTTTTTCTTAAAAGATTGTGTTGCTGTTAAATAACAAATTTTACCGATGGCAAATTTTGAGAATTTTTTATTTGTTGGTTGATCGAACAACATAATTTCTCCGTCTGCATGATTGCCTGGAGCTTGCATTTGTACAGCTCTTATATTTTTATGATAATATTCGTATGGAATAGAAATTGTAATTTGTTCGTCTTTGTCAAAATCCATAACATAACCATCCCATTGCACATAAGTTTTTAATACAATTTGATTTTTTGGTTTATAAATATCTACTGGATGGCAACCTAAAACAACAGCAATTTTTTCTGCATTTTCCCAGGCAATAGATCTACTATCTTTAATCCATCTATTTATTGTTGAGGCATCTTTTTTTAATTCTTTTGCTAAATGAGCTTGGCTCATATCCGCATCTTTTAATAGTTTATTAAGCAACATGTCTCTCTCTTCTAAATGCGAGTTTTTTATAAGTTTTAAGGTTTTATTCTCTATTGTCATTCTGTCAATATAAACATTAATTGTTGTTATACAATTACAAAATGACAAATAAGCAAAAAAGTTATTGCGAAAACTTCGCATTTTTTTATTAACAACAACTATAACTTGTGTGAAATACGGGGATATTGCACTATATGTTGATAACATTTTATAAAATGCAATGTTCTCTTGACGAAAACGCAACGAATAAAGTATCCAGAAAAACATGGATCTTGAAACATTTAGAAAGTCTAAAGGTTATTCTTATAAAAAACTAGCAGAATTTTTAGGCATAACTGGGGTGTCTCCAGAAAGCACAGTTTGTAGATGGTGCTTAAAAAACAGAATGCCAAAACCTAAAAACATTAAATTAATTACGGAGAAAACTAATGGGAAAGTCAAGCCACAAAGTTTCTACTCGTAAAAAATTAACTGGGACTATAGATGATTATCCGTTGGTCAATGTCACTACTCTTGATTGGGTTTCTCATTCTGAGTGGATGCACATCGACAAAGCAAGGAAACTTAAACCCGCTGAGTGTCATTCGGTGGGTCATCTCCTCACAGAAACCAGATCTAAAGTTCAAATCTTTGGTTCCTATTCCTACGATGAAGACGGAACAATTGAAGTTGGAACAATAGAAACTATGCCTGGTTCCTGGGTGTTGGAGGTAAAAAAAATATGAAAATTTTTTATGTTTTTAGTGTTGTGTTTTATTTTTGGTTAATCTGGGATGATCTTGCTATTGCAAATGAAAACTGGACACCAGAGTTTAAAAATTTTTGCGCAGTATATATGAAATATGTAAATAAATACAAAGGAATTAATGCTGGCTGCTGCGATATTGATCATCCCTCAAATGACATAGCTAAAGCTGGTTGGAAAGGAGAAACACTTTTAATTTGTGATGGAAAAGAAATCTTGTAAATGCGCAGAAACAATTAAGCAGCTCAAAAAAGATCGGGATCGATTGGCTGAGGAGAATACTAATATTTTAACTATTACAAGCTCACACAAAAAAATTAATGGGGAGCTGCAAGTAAAATTAACAGAGGCTGAAAAAAAAATAAAAGATTTTGAAGAGAATTACATAAGAATAGATGGGAAAGAATGAATGTACTTGATTTATTTTCTGGCATTGGTGGTTTTAGCCTTGGTTTGGAAAGCACGGGATTTTTTAAAACTATTGCTTTTGTTGAAAAAGATAAATTTTGTCAAAAAGTATTACAAAAGAATTTTCCAAATATACCAATTGAGGATGAAGTAAGAAATGTCAAAGGAGAAAGATATGCAGCAGACATTATCACATCTGGTTTTCCCTGCCAGCCGTTCTCGGTCGCAGGAAAAAGAAGAGGAACAGACGATGATCGCTTTCTCTGGAATGAAACTATTAGAATTGTATCCGAGCAAAAACCAAAATGGTTTATTGGCGAAAATGTTGACGGCATTATTAACATCCAAGACGGCATGGTGTTCAGACAGATCCACGATGACTTGGAAAGCGAGGGTTTCGAAGTGCAAAGTCTTGTTATTCCAGCTAGCGGTGTCGGTGCGTGGCATCAAAGAAAGCGTGTCTGGATCATCGGCTGCAATGTATCCAACACCCAACGCAACGAACATCAACACTCCACAATCAGACAGAGTAGAGCAAACGAAGTCTGGGGGTTTTATTCTAAGAAAGAAAAACAAACCACACATGACATACGGAGCAAGACTTCAAGATGCGATGGAGTTTCTGGAACCCAAAGCTGGTGGGAAACTCAATCCGACATTTTGCGAAATGTTGATGGGTTATCCACGGGATTGGACAAAGATAGAGCCAACAGAATTAAATCACTTGGAAACTCAATCGTTCCACAAATCGCAAGGGAAATCGGAAAAGCTATAATGGAGGCAGAGATTGGCAAGGAATAATTACTATAACCGAGGAGATCACTATTCAGAATGGCATAGATCTTTAAAAAATGATTTAGGCTATATTGATATTGATAGCGTTGGTATCTGCTTAAAATGTAAGCAGCCGTTGTACTTGGCGGAGACTACATTTGATGTTGGACAAGCCTGGAAAGCAACAACCACAACTGAGGCACTAGCCAGGATGGCTAATCTACCTAGTTTTTTAATTTTTTATAAAGTTGAAGACAATGCTGTCGTTAGTTTTAGAGTTAAGCAGCTCACGCCAGAAAAAGATAAAAAAGAAGTATTGATCGAGCCTAGAGCTTGGGTTCAAGCAATGGAGCTGCTGCAAGATCGACATAACCTGGTGTGTAAAAAATGAGCTTATATTTTGTCGGCGATCTAAATGTTATGTATGATAAAAGGCTCACGCCATCCGATAAATTGGTTTATTTTTGCTTAGTTGGGTTCATGAATGTTAAAGACGGCAAATGCTATCCAAGATATGCCACAATTAAGGAGCGCACGGGTATTAGTATTAGCTCAATCCAGAGATCCATTAAACACCTTGCCAGACACAACCTAATTACAGTTAAGCGGCTTGCCTCTACTAATTTATATTATCTAGGAAGACAAAAAATATTACAAGAAACTATTAAAAAACGAGTGATAGGTAAATTTGACATATCCGATAGGTCAAATAGAGGTGTATTAATAAAACCATCTTATATAACTAATAGATCTAGTAAGTATAATAAGACATCCTCCCCCCACACTGATAAACATTCTATAAGCTATAAAGGAGAGACTTTCGAATTATATGGTAAAGAGGGTTTCTGGAATGAGTATTATTGTAAAAAGACGGGTCTGAAAATCCGAAAGCATAGTTTCCAGAATACTATTGAGGAGGTAGAAACCTCGAAAAAAAAGTTTGAGGCTGCTGCTGAAAAGGTAGTAGCTTGAGACTTGTAGCACATAAGATCGTTGAAATTTTTGAAATTGCGGGTACAGCAGAACGGCTTATGCCTACTATATCTAAACCTGGACAACCCAAAATGTTTGATCTTTTACAAATGAGCTACGATAAAAAGGATCTAGGTTATTATGATAAAAAAGGCTTAAAACTTAGAGCTAACAGCAAGCAAATTACATGCTGGGAATTAGCCATAGATTTATTAATAAAAATTGAAAAAATTGAAGATAGACGGCTTGTCTGGGCTAGAGCAATGAGGTTCAATTGGTCGGCTTTAGGGAGGCAATTCGGTTGTCATAGGGTCACTATAAAAAGAAGATACAAAACAATAATTTTGGATCTTGAATTTAAACTTGATAAAATAACAATAGACAGAATAGACAATTTAATTTAAGGAGATAAATAGGGTCAAAGTAATGTTTTTTTATGGTTGGAAGACCCCTACACAAAATACAATGCGAGAGCTACACACGCAGCTCTAATTACACCAAGCAATGCAGATGCAAAGGATATTTTCAAAAGACTTCTGGCAAGTATCGCTGCAAGTTTCATGGAGGAGCATCAACGGGACCCAAATCAGAAAAGGGTAGATTGACGGCTTTAAGAAATCTGAATTGCTTTAAAAATTATACGGATGAACAATTATTAAAATGGATCAAATTGAAAAGATATGCGAAAGACTAGAATTAGGGGAACCTCTTTCTGTTATTTGTAAAGACAAAGACTTTCCAGATGTAAGCACAATTTATAAAAAGTGCAGAGCAGATGAACGGCTTAAAGAAAAAATAATGGCAGCTAGACAAACGGGTGTTTGGACTTTGCTCGATAAAATTGCAGAGGATATGCAAATACCAAAGACACCACAAGAAACACATTTCTTAAGGGAAAAATGGAGCCATATAAGATGGCTTGCAACAAAACTCGCAAGCACAACATTTGGCGACAAATCACAAGTACAACAAAAAATTGATAATCATTTAATAATTAGTTGGGGGGAGCCATCCAATGACAAAGAAGTTAAAACAATACTGGATCAAGTACCAGGTTTGGATGTTAAAGAATTACCTGGAGCTGTCGGGAATAATCAAAAAGGATAACCATGGCACTAACAACAAGACAAAAGACAACACTAAAAAAACATAGTAAGCATCATACAGCGAAACACATGGCGAGCATGCGGAAAAACATGAAAGCGGGAATGTCGTTCACAAAATCGCATAAAATCGCAATGAAGAAAATCGGAAGATAAACAAGAACAAACAAAGAACAAATAATATATTGCGTATTTGTCATTTATCTTGACACAATGTCAATGCTCATGTTAAGAAGAGCTAACTTAACAAGGAGCAGAAAAAATGGAAACAATACAAGCAAAAAATACAGAGCCAAGAGTTGAAAAATCTTGCGCTGTATTAGTTAAGAAAGCGTATCAAGATCATTTAAAAGATTTTACAAAAGCTAAAAATTTTCTTGATATAGATAAGTCTGAAAGAAATAAGTTTGAAGAATTTTTATCAGATGATTATCAAGAGTTAAATCAATACGAAGATTTTTTTGACTATGTTAATCAAGCGGGTCTTTGTTTTGATAGAGTTAAAGGTGGCAGAGAAGTCTATTGGAGATGGCAGCTTTCCTGGGGTGGTCCAAGCGATGATTTTAGACTTTATGACAACGGAGATCTTGAATATTGGTATTTAGATTGGGGCGATGGTGCTTGCGTAAATGTTAAAGACGAGATCTTTCAAAATATAATGGAAAATTTTAAAGATCTTTCGCAGCCTTGCGACTAATAAAGTAATTAAAAAGTTATAGAGCTGAGGGAGGAAACTCCCTTGGCTTTTTTTATATCTTGCTTAAACCTGGTTTGAAGTTGGTATCTGGTTGGAAGAGCCACGCTCCTCACGCACGCAGCATGGAGTTCTACCTGGGTTGGTAGGTATGATACCTATCGACAAAGCCTATAAATAAAAGATTATTCTACAAAGTAGAGAGTAAACAGAGAGTTGACGAGGTAAAAAGCCTAGAAAAAAAGTAAAAATCAAGGCTTGCGTGACGGGTGTACCCGCTAAACATGGCGCATTTTTATATATATATATACTTGGGAATTTAACACACATACACACAGACACAGATGAGAAAAGAACACAAAAGCAAAACTGGTGGATTGACTGCAAAAGGAAGAGCTTACTTTAAAAGAACTGAGGGATCTAATTTAAAACCCCCAGTAAAATCTGGAAAAAATCCAAGAAGGGTCAGCTTTGCTGCCAGATTTGCTGGCATGAAAGGCGCAATGAAAGATGACAAGGGTAAGCCTACAAGAAAAGCTCTGGCTCTCAAGAAGTGGGGATTTAGCTCGGTAGCCGCAGCAAGAAATTTTGTAAAAAATAATAAGAAGACAGCATAGATGGCACACAATAAATATACAGATAGTTTAATAACAGCTATGGTTTTTACCAACGAAGACACTAACGGATTGGTAATACACCTAAACGGATTTGAGGATGAGCAGCACGCTCATAAATTTTTAAAAAAAATAATGAACAAAAGCGGCATCGAATACAAATCTATTCGAGATATTTTTGATTTACCAACAATACACTAGGAGGATTAATGAAACTGAAAGATCACATTCCACATATTGTTAAGGAACACAAAACAATCTGTGCAGTTGTAGCAGTAGTTATTATTGTATTAGCTATTTTATAATGAAAGTTGAAATACCTTATACACCTAGACCATTGCAAGCAGAGCTGCATAATAGTTTAGACAAGTATAGATTTGCGGTGTTAAGCTGCCATAGAAGATTTGGCAAAACTGTCTGTATGCTCAACCACCTAATAAGAGCTGCTTTACAGAATAAGTTGAAAAATCCGAGGTATGCGTATATTGCGCCAACATATAAACAAGCTAAAGCAATTGCATTTGATTATTTAAAAATGTTTGCTGGAGCTATACCAGGTACAACATTTAATGAAACAGAGCTTAGATGTGATTTACCAAATGGATCTAGGATAA